TTGTAGCAGAAATCAAATATCGGCTTGTGCTTGCGGTTGGCCACAAACCAACCAGCATTGAAATAGGTTGAGGGCTTTAATCGATATTGCTGTTCAAGGCCACGGGTGTGATCATTGTCCCGGTCAAGGCAAAAGTAAACGTCTTTGAAATCGGGCAAATGATCTGCCAAATCGAAATCCCGAACGGGCCGCCAATCGCAGTCATGATACATTACCAAATCAAGGTCGGGCCAAATATCCCAAATCTTGTACTTCAATGTCCACACCATTTCTTTAAACTGATGCAAGTTTAATGCATGGTGCAAATGTTCATCCGTTATAATTCGGGTTTCAAGTCCAAGATGCTTACGGACAAGTTCTGCCGATTTTTCAGCGTGCTTCAGGTAATCGCCAATGCCGATGGTTACCGCTACGGGTTTTTTCATTTTGTTGTAGATTGAATTATGTTGTAAATTTTAAACCATTTACCGGGCACGTTTTTTTTGAAAAACAAAACCCGTTGAACGTGCTGCCCAACCGTTACCCGATTGATGCCGATAAGTTCTGCCGCTTCGCCGCTTGACAACCCTTTCATGGCCACGAAATAATAAGACGCAATTCGCTTAATGTCGGAATACTGCCGCCGTGTTGCACCCCGAAATGCGGCGTAATCAACCCCGTAGTATGCACAAAGCGACCAAAGAAAGTCATCGGCTGCCAGCGAAATGCGGCGATTCAGTTCGCTATTTACCGCAAATTTAAGGTCGAAAAGTTCGGCCAATGAAAGTTGTGCCACGTTCATAACTACAAATGTACGATTATAGCGACAAATGGCCGAAGGTTTAAAACGGCCTTACTACCTTTGATAAACTAAATTTTACAAATATGAGCTATTCTTGTTTTGACAATTTGCCTGTTTACAGCGAAAACGTCTGCGAAATCAATCGGTTAACGGGCATTTCTGCCGTGGCCGTTATTGACAATGACTACACCTTTTTGGACTACACCGATGCTGCCGAGTGGACTGCCGCTATTGCCGCTGGCGATGTAGCAATCATCAAGGAAATCAAGGCGAACTATCCCGAAGCGGAAGAGGTAACCATTACCAACCCACGCCGAGGCACGCCTGACATCCTAACCAAGTTCAACCATACCTTATCGGTAATGGATGCGAACGTGGACAGCAGCAACGATACGTTCTACGAAACGCTGAACACCATTGGCAAGTACAAATTGGCTTGGTTCTACTACGAGGAAGATGAAATCCGAGTTGTTGAGCAGCCAGTACGTTGCATCGCAAAACCAGCCAAGGCTGATGAAAACGATGTGCAGCAATACATGGTTACCTTCGGCTGGCAGTCTGCACCCAATGAATTCCCCGTTCTATACAACGCCCCTGTTGGCGTATTTGAATAAGCGTTTTTTGGTTTCATGGTATCGAAAAGCCCCGACATTTGTTGGGGCTTTTTGTTTTAACACTTATTAACATTTGCGTGTTGGTTTTTTATTTAGGTTTGCAGAAACAAATAACCCATGCAACAACCAATTAACTTTTGCGACATTATGGCCCTTGGCTTCAACATGGAAAGCGGGCACGATAGTGTGTTTGAAATGATGCACGGCTATCCGTACACAATCTTCACGAAGATGCTGGCCCCAACGCTAATGCTGGACTGGCAGCAAACAACACGCCTTTGCGAGGTGCTGGTAATTCGCCCCGAAGATGGGCATATCTATCAACGCATCCCTGTTACCGATACCAATTCTTTGCAAACGCTTGTTAATTCTTTCAAAAAACCCGAAGCCGATACGTGCTATACGGCTTGCTAACACGAAATTAAACTGAAACAAAATGTGCATAGAAAGAGCGCTCCGCCCCGCTTTTGTGTATGCAGTGTTATAGGGCGTTATTTTAAATGATATGAATGAATTAAAACTAAGAGATTTTTTTGCTTGTCAAGTTATAAGCGAATTATTAAAAGCGGAAACAGATGATTTTAAAATGTTACACGGAAAAACAGATGAAAATGTATTGTTTGCCAATACAGCTAAAATAGCTTACAAACTTGCAGACGCTATGCTTTATGTTAGAAAATTAAATCTTAATGAGGATGCCAACAAATAAAGAAAAAAACAAACTGCCTTTTGATGTGCGTAAAATGTATTGTCAATCGGTTTGCATTTATCAACAAATCACTTACTATGAAATGGGTGTAATTTCAGAAATTGAATTTATTGAAGATGTTAGAAAAATAGTCAAAAAATATGAAGAGGTAAAAGATACTTCCGCACTTCTTCCATAATTGGCTATAACAGCGCCCACAATTTTTAGAACCCAAACAATTAGCCCCAGCCTTGGGGCTTTTTGTATTTTAAGTATCTCGCTTTACGCTCCGTTCTATAAATCGGCACAAAACCGATTTGGCTGCCGATAATTTACCATTGGGCGTGTTCAGATATTGCCAGCCTGCAAAATGGCACTAAACTAAAATAGTGGTTGCCGCTATTTTAGTTTAATGGCACTAAACTAAAATAGTGGCAAAAGTTTGTAACCTTAATTCCTTCGGCGGTTTTGGTAAATCGGGAAAGTTTCTTGAAATGATTAACTTTGAATAAATTTTGTATATGAAAAATAAGAAATCAAAAGTTGATATTCAAAGCACAAATAATCGTGGACTTGGAAATACTAATGGTATAGATAAATTATTTAGTGGCCCTAGAAAGAAAAAGCAAATAAGAGAAATGAGGCAAGCGTCTAGGATTCTTCCTAGTGGCGAAAGAGAAAGTCATAAAATGGCTTGGGTTGGAGACCCTAATAAAAAACGTGGAAACTTTGGAGTGTTTCCGACAATAACTCCAAAACCTGGGAAAGAAAAGTCAACCGACCCTAAAGATTGGAAAACTCAATCTATGAAGGAAGCGATGAGTAAAGGTGAGTTTATAGAAGTTAAGTCAAGAAAAAGAGCCGAAAAACTTGCTGCTGGTTCTTGGAAAAGAGGTAAAGATAGAGTAGAGGCTATGAAAGAATATAGGAAATCAAAAAAGAATTAGGTATATTTGACTGCCAGCTTATCCGCGTTCTTTTACCTTTCATAATTTAAGCTGGCTTTTTGGTTATCCTTCCCCCCACCTTTTTTTTCATTTTGAGGTGGGGGGATTTTTTTTGTTCCAAAGAAAAGAGTACATTTGTACCGCAACCCACCTGAGCATTTTTTCATAACCTTTGTGTTCCAACTAATAGGGTTTGGTGGGTTGTTTTTTTTTTCTTATCTTTGTGGCGGAACACAAATAAATTTCTTATGAATAATGTTTATCCGCCGAAAAACCCAACCCCGCCGAAGAGCCGAAGAAAGGTACAAAGAACAATCTACCTACCTAAGGACATTAAAATCAAAGTAGAAGCCTTAGAAATTAAGCGCTGCGACAAGGATAACATTTACAAATTCTTAATGATACTCATTTCCAAGGCAAAGAAGGAAGGGGATATTTACAGGGAGGTGGCGTTAGCGTTCAACTACTTAAAGAGGGCAATAGGGGCGGGCACTTACAAAAGGATAATCACACATTTAGAAAAGTTAGGGATAATAACTTGCGACTACTTTAAGGTTATGACACTTAATAAGAAGGGAAGGTGTTATAGGTATAAGTTGGTATTTAAGGAGAGATATTCTAGGGATAAAGTGGTCGCGGTATCATATTCTTCTACTAAAGTATCAGAAGCCTTGCAAACACAAGTGTTTCAAGAGTGGTTTGAGGGGGATTTTAAGAGTTTAGTTATGCCAATGAATGAGCTTCGGGCGATTGCGAAGCGCCGAAAGGAAAATGTAAGCCTTTCTAGCTGCAAAGTAGGTACTGAGATAAGGGAAAATGTAGTTGAGATAGTCGATATTCGCACAAATTTCTCATATAGGGCGAGTAAAGAGGTGGCAATGGGTAGGGCGAGCCTTCACAATCGGTTACTCATACAGGATAAGTCTGCGTGTTACATAATGACTGAGGGGGAGTATTTGAGGTTCAAGCGTTCTGCGGTGGAGTTGTCGGATAGTGATGCGTTGAATAAGATAGAATCTGGGAATTTGCGAGCGGCCCGAAACACTACCAACCAAAGGTTAGATACGAACTTCACCAACTTGCCAAACGAGTTTATGGCTGAGATATGCAAGGCGAACAACTTAAAAACCTTAGACATTGTAAATTCCCAGATAGCGTTAATGTCAAGAGTAATGCCCGACCTCAACACAGCCGATTCCGAGCTGTTTAAGATCATTTCGGTAGATGGCACGTTCTACGAGTCAGTTCAGCAGTTGCTAGGCTTAAAATCAAGGAAAGAGGCTAAAATCGTTTCCTTTGAAATGTTGTTTAGTGCAAGGGGCAACAGGAGTGTTTATTTGAAGCGTATGCGAGATGTATTCCCTTCGGTAATGGCGTGGGTAGATGGGTATAAGTTGGAGCATGGGGATAATATGTTTGCGGTGATGTTGCAGAGGGAGGAGAGCAAGATATTTGTTGATGGGTTGCTCCGCCGCATTAAGGTGCTGGGGTATTTGTGTTTCACGAAGCATGACAGCATTATTTACCGGGCGGGGGATGCTGGGGAGATAGAGCGGATCGCCGAAGGATATTTTGCTGAGATAGGTTTTAAGTGCAAGTATAAAATAGAGGATTATTTGTAATTGCGAATTTACTTGTATATTTGCACTAGAATTTTTTAACTAAAACGAGATTTAATGAAACAGCCAGCTGTTATTTTCAAAACGGCCAATCCAAATGGAGGCCAGCATTATCCTGGGGTGTATTACTCTGAGGACAAGCGAATGTTTGTTTATTTATTGGGCAGGGGAACGGTAACGGAGACAAAGACCGAGACTACTGACCCCGGCATTTTGAACTCTTTGTTTCGTGCCACGTTAGACCGGAACCAGCCAATTTTAGCGGGTTCTCAGTTGCCTTATCAATTTGAGGATTTCAGTGAGGTATTGGAAAACAAGGAGGCGTTATCCTTTTTCAAGGCTTTAGCCCAGGACCCGTTGGTTCAGTGTGATGCTGACATATTGGTTGGGGGGTTGAAGAAGAAGTATTCTCCGAGGTTTATCTTAGAGATTCCCTCGCTGTATGTTAGCCGGAAGGCAACTGACACTAAGACTAAGGCCACGATATTAGCTTCCTTTGTTGTTTTGACTGAGGATGAAAAGCGTGAGGTATGTTGGTACTTTGAGGTTGACCCAAGGGAAATGAGTGATGATGATATGCTAGTTGAGATGGCCGGGGATGGTGGCAAGTTGTATGGTGAGGAGAATGCGAAGCGTTACATCAGCAAGTTTGTAGAGACAGCTTCTTTGGGTGATGCTTACACTGCGAGGGTTATTGCCATTAAGAAGGCGATGATTATGTCTCAGTCTGACCAGGAGCCATTGGATTATCGTGAGGGCAACTATTATCATGGGGAGACTTATGTAGGCAAGGATGTTGACACTATTTTGGCATTCTTTGATGAGAACAAGCGTTTGTTTGATTCATTGATTGGCGGGTTGGTAAGCAGCGCCGAAGAGAAAAAAACAAGAGGAAAGGCGAAGTAGGAGATATGGCCTCGGTAATAGTGCCGGGGCCTTTTTTTAACCCTAAAGGAAATGACACAGGATTTATTTATAGAGACAATTTTAGCTTTAAAGAAGCAAGTCCGGCACGACACCAAGTTTGCTAAGAAGATAAGCAAGTTGTTTACTGACTGCCAGATGATTGGTTACAACAACGATGTTTTAATTGAGCAGATGGTAAAGGTATTGGCTGAGCTTACTGGGGACAAGAGTGATTGGATTGGGTATTATGTTTGGGAGCTTAGCTTTGGTGATGATTGGCTGGAGGGTGCTGTAATGTTTGGGGGTAAGGACATAAAGCTCCAAACGCCCACAGACTTGTGGAATTTGTTGCAAATGGAAAAAGGGGTAAAGCCATGACTTATAAACCATTCATTAACCCTACTTTGTGCCTTTAATGACGCAAAAATGATGCAAGTATGAGCCAACTAATTCTAAAAATAAAAATATGAACAAAGAACTTTTAAAATCAATATGGACGTTAATCGGAATAGTGATATGGCTATTACTATTTACAAAAACATTCTATGAATGGACACAAGGTAAGCAACCAGATAACTTTACTGTGATGACGATATTGTTAATAGCCATATCACTTGAAAGTAAATTTAATAGCAAAAAGCAGTAATTTTTATTGCTTATAACGTTTTGCGGCTTGTGGTTCGTTAGCGAAGCAAAGCCTTGTGTGGTCGGGCTAATGACCACAAACCGCTGTTATGTGCTGGGCGGTTTATCAGCACTAAATTTAATTTAAAAACGAAATGACAGAAAAAAAAAAGGCACTTGAACTGATTGCTAAATATCAGGCACTTGCAATGTTAAAAGATTTTGGCGGAATGGACTTTGAAATTGCCAGAGGTTGTGCAATTATAGGGTTAGACGAAATGCTTGACCATATAGAAGTACCAAGCCATATTTACCAATGGTTCAAACAAGTGCGTTTTGAATTGGAACGTGTCGAGCAGCCTTGCACATAACGGTTCGGGTATTGCCGAAGGCAGGGATTTGAAAGACAAATGTTTCAACCTTGCACAAATGCCCAATAGAAGTACAAATGATTAATTAACCGAGAATGCCCTGCTTTTGGCAATACCTTGTTAGGTGCAGTGCTTTTCACAAATTTTAAAAAGATGACAATAAGAGAATTAACAAAGCAACTTTTAGATTTCAATCCAGATGCACAGATTAGGGTTAGAAATGGTAACAACCCATCAACTGATTTTGTATTGGCGTGGGGTGAACTTAGTGAAAACGGAATGGACAAAACAAAACAATCGGTTGTTACCATTTTTGTTGAAACTGATGAAGATAATATTGAATCTGAACAGGTGTCTTCATAGCATTGCACCTAACTATCGTATAGGCGAAATAAACGAGATATTATGAGCCAACTAATTTTAAAATTTAACCTTCCCGAAGAAGAAGCCGAGGCTAACTTTGCCCTAAAAGGCGGGGAGTATTTCTTGATACTGCATGACCTTTACCAAAAGCTGAGAGATATTACCAAGTACGGCAATAACCCCTTCAACGGCAGAACAGCAAGCGAGCAAGAGATGATACTTGCCGAGCAGATACGGGAGTACCTTAACGAAAAAGATTTTAAGGATTTATGACCATGAATTCAAGTTGCCCTACGGGGGGACAAATTATCCCTATGAATATCGATACGGTTGCTGAGTTTTGGGCTGGCTTCGATTTCGACACCGCTCAGCCGATTGCGTTCATTGATTCCCAAAAGATAAATTGCTTGCGTACCTTTGTGAATGCCCACATTTCGTATTTAAAAGCAAACAAGGGCAACCCGCTATACCTACCTTACTGGTTGCGGATTGAAAAATTAACAAAGCATTATGCCGAAAAGCGTTGAACATCAAATACAATTGGCTTGCGTCAAATACTTCAGGGCTGCGTTTCCCGACCTTTATTGCAACCTTTGGCATACCAATGGCCGAGCGATTGACAAACGAAACGGCGGCGTTCTAAAAGGCATGGGGGTAATTGCTGGCGTGCCCGACCTTTTGTTTTTTTACAAAGGCAAGTTACACGGCATTGAACTAAAGACCGCCAAGGGAACGCAAAGCGAAGGGCAAAAAGAATGGCAAAAGATGGCATTGATGCACGGGGGCGAATACCACATTGTGAGAACCGTTGAACAATTCGTACTTTTGATTCAGCAAACAATTCAAAATGGTTAAGAACACGTTTATTGAAATAGTATCGCCGTTCACAATGACCAGCGTTGAACGAATGGGTGCTTTGTACGATTCCCTTGAGTACATAAGGGCAAACAACATTCAGGGCGATTTTGTAGAATGTGGCGTTTGGAAAGGTGGCAACATTTTGGGAATCATGGAATACCTTGCATTTCACAAAATGACCGACCGAAAGGTGTTTTTGTACGATACGTTTCAGGGCATGACACCGCCTGAAGATATTGACAAAGACCTAAACGGCAGAAAGGCAGAAAGCATACTTGAAGACGTTATGTGCATTTCGCCAATTGATGAGGTTCGGGAAACGATAAGCCGTTCAAGTTTTCCATTGGTAAACGTAATTTTTGTTCAGGGCGATGTTTGCGTTACCCTTAATGGTGCAAAGTACATACACGAAAACAACTTAGCACTACTTCGGCTTGATACGGATTGGTATGCGTCAACCAAAAAAGAAATGGAGGTACTTTACCCTAAATTGAACTTTGGCGGAGTTTTGATTGTTGATGACTACGGGCATTGGAAAGGTTCGAAAACTGCGGTTGATGAATACTTTGAAGGGCAAGGCATATCGCCAAAAATTGAACAAATTGACTATACTGGAATCAAAATCATAAAAAATGGTTAAACTTGTAAAAATCGGTTCGGTTAAGGGAAACAGCCGTAACCCAAGATTTATTCGGGATGAGAAATTCAAAAAGCTGGTGGCTTCGCTTGTGGAGTTTCCTGAAATGGCTACTCTTCGCCCTTTAGTGGTCGATGAAAACATGACCGTACTTGGCGGCAATATGCGGCTAAAGGCGATGCAAGAACTGAAATGGAAGGAGGTGCCCGTTGTAGTTGCCGAAGGTTTGACCGATGCCCAAAAAGATGAATTTGTTATCAAAGACAATGTGGGGTTTGGCGATTGGAACTGGGAGCAGTTGGCCAACGAATGGGATGCAGAAGAACTGACAAGGTGGGGGTTGGATATACCGGGCTTTGATGCCGAACTGCCCAACGATGAACCCGAAGAACAAGACGCAAATAGCCTGATAGTCGAGGCCGATATGATAACCTTGGAAGACCTTTTCGATGAACTGAAAAGCCGAGGGTTTAATGTTTCAATGAAGTAAAACTATGGCGAACAATACGAACGCTAAAAAAAAGCTGATGCTTGAAGCCCTTGAAAAATCATTGGGCATCGTTACAACGGCATGCAAGGCGGTAGGTGTTGCAAGGGTAACGCATTACGAATGGGTAAAGCTGGATGAAGAATACAAGGCCAAGGTTGATGAAATCATGGAGGTTCAACTTGACTTCGTAGAAAACAAGCTAATCGACCGCATCAACAAGGGGGACACAGTTGCGATAATTTTCTACCTAAACAGCAAAGGCAAGTCAAGGGGCTATAACAGGCCGCATGAAGAAAAGCGGGACAACGTAAAATGGCCGAGCAACTTTACTTTCAACATCGTGAAAAACGATGAAGAGGTATAACTTAAACCCGAAGCAGCACGAAACACTAACCGCAAGCGAAACCGAACGGCTGTACGCTTATGTCGGTGGCATTCGTTCAGGCAAGACCATAACGGGGGCACATTGGGCACTACACAACATCATTCATCAGCCCGAAATAAAGGGCGGTATTTTCAGCAATACGGTTAGCCAGCTGAACACCGCCACGCTATCCGAATTCATTGGCGTACTTGACGCCTACGGGCTATTCAAGGGCGAACATTACGTGGCCAACAAAGACCCTGAACGCTACTTCGGTTATAAGTCAAAGTTTGAAAAGCACAACGGCGTTTGGTCATTCATGAACGGGGCACAGGTAATCACGTTTAGCATCGAAACAATGATACGAGGCATTGAACTTGGTTGGTGCTGGGGCGATGAGGTGCAAGATGCGGCGATTGATAGCCTTAACATTGTTATGGGCCGTATGTCAGGGGCCAAGTTCCCCCGAACGCTGTGGACAATGACACCGCCGATGGACAACCCTGATATCGATGAACTGATATGGGGCGAGAAGCAAATAGCCCATACCATCGGCACAACGTATGACAACAGTGCGAACCTACCCGAAGGCTATATCGAGCAACTTGAGAAGACCTACGATAGCCTGACCTTCAAACGGGAGGTGTTGGCCAACCGGGTTACGATGTCGGGGCTGAACTGGCTGTATTCATTTGACAGGCAAAAGCACGTGGGAGGTAAGGCGGCATACGATATTACCATGCCCGTGTACGTTTCGATTGACTTCAACAACAACCCGTTTACGGCCACATTAGCACACAGGGGGCGGCATCAAGACGGCAACCAGTACATTCACTACTTCGATGAGATTGCTTTAACGGCAGACCACATACAGGGCAAGACGTTCATCGAGGCGATGGTTGAAGAAATCTTCAGGCGAACCCCAGCACAGGTGCAAAACCGATTGTACTTTGTTACGGGTGATGCTTCGGGTCGTGCCCAGTCGGTAATTGCCAAGGTCGGGCAAAATATGTGGTCCGAGATTGTGGACCGCATGCGAGTATCGCCAAACAATTTACTTGTGCCGAGGTCGAACCCGCCGCATCAAGAATCAAGGCGGCTATGCAACAGTATCTTTTCGAATTACGATGAGGTGTTAATCAACCCGAAATGCAAGGTGCTGATACGGGATTGTGAGTTTGTGAAAGCGTTACCCGATGGCGGTGTTGACAAAGGCAGCCGAACCAAGGTTGATAAACGTGCCGATGCCTTGGACTGCCTGCGGTACGATTTGCACGCCAACAATCGGCAGTTCATTTTCAGGTAAGTGGTTATAAAAGGGGCAAAATGTGGGGTGTTTGTGCCTTTAATGACAACAAAAAAAGCATGCACTTTAAAATCAATTGCATATTTTTAACACATGCAAGATCACGCTAAACAACTATTTGAGATTAACGATATATGGCCAGGCGATTTAACTTTTCACCGCTTAGAACCCGAAGTGCCGTTGATTTGCTTAACCGTATGTTACAACGGCAGCGATAAACTGGAGTACGGCATTAAACATCGAGACGGTGTTGAGAGTTGCAGCCGCCACGAACTAATGACTGTGGTGGATGCCGAAATCAAACGTATCACAGGCAAATGACAACCAAAGAATACATCGCAAAGCTGAACAAGGCTGAGCGGGGAATCAACGGCAAACGGTTTGTCGGCTTGTCTTCAAGTGTTGGCCGCATGCAGTTTAAACGGGTGTTTGCCGAGGGCTTAGACGCTGGAGGCGGGCCGATTAAACCCGACTATTCAACCAAGCCTATAAGCATTGGCAAAAACCAAACGCCTGACAAATCAACGGCAAAGTTTTATGAAGGCGGCTATCGTGAGTTCAAACGTGAATTAGGCCGAGGCAAGATGGTATTGTTTCGGCTATTCAGCCAAATGTATTTGCAGTCCATTGTTAACCCTGAACTGAAAATTAGCAACACAGGGTTCGTTATAGCGACAGGCATGACCTACAACGCTGGCAACCCGAAAGGTAAAGTTGATGGGCTTTTGGACAAATATGGCGATGCTTTTAAGTTTTCGGACGCTGAACGCAAAGAATTTACCGAAAGGGCCCAGCAAATAGTCGTAGATTTGTTTAAATGATAAGCGACATTCTATCGTACTTGAACGCCCGACTGCCCAATATTTCGGCAGTAACACGGCCTTTGTGCCAACTTATAGAAGAAACGGGCAAAGATGGCAACCTTCGCACCTTCCCCGTAGTTTACGATGGCAACGGCAACCTTGACTACATTACAAGGTTCGATTGGCGTACAGGCATGTCCTTTTGGCTGAAGAACGGGGCCGAAGATATCGAACTGCTTGACCGGGTACGTGCCAACAAAGAACGGGTGCAGATTACCATTCCCTTAAAGTTTCATTGGATTGGTACGCGAAGCACGTGGCAGAACGATACGCAATACCTTGAACAGTACATCTTGCTTGCACTTCAAAAGGCGGTAACGGTTGACAATATCCCAAGCCTACGGGCTACCCTTGGCCTTGACCGCATCAAAACGGTTGTAACCAATCGGGAGTACGGTGCCGAAACCCTTAACGGCGTGTTTGACAACATCGACCTTCGGCTACCCTTGGACATGGCGGCTGCGATGCTGGAGGTTAACTTGATTTTAACAGGCGATGCCGATTGCATTGTGGGCGAATCTTGTGCATCACCGGGCGGCATTGCACCAATATCATGCGAGATTGACCTTGCACGAAAGCACGATTTCGTTGCACCTTATTCGTACTGCGGCACGGCCTACCTTGGCACGTCAACCAGCACACCTACTTGGACAATTTACCGAATACAGGTTGCCAATAATGGCAGCATAACAATTAAAACGGCAGTTAATGTCGCTTGGGATAACCGATTAACAGCAATTTATACTTAAAGTTATGAACACAAACAAACCAATCACCGTTGATGGCGTTACCTACAACAAGGTAGCCGCATCACTATCTTCAATGCCATTGTTTAACGCTACTGAGGTAGGCCAAACTGTTGCAATGCGTTTGCAGTATTTCGCTACCGATGAGGCTGGTGATGTGCTTCGGCCTGAAAACCCAAGCCAATACGATGTTCCTATTGTGTTTGGGGACGTTTTAACTTCGCAAGATGCCGATGCGGTCAAGGCGTTCGCTAAGATTACCGAGGCGATTCAAGAGTACATTAACGCAAAAGGTCTTTAATCATGGCGAACTACAAAGCGGTAGCCAGCGGCAACTGGTCGGCATTGGCTACGTGGCAAGATAATTCAAGTGGCAGTTTTATTGCATCTACGGTGTTGCCGGGTGCAAGTGATGTTGTTTATTCGAATAACTTCACGGTTACAATTGACCAAGATATCATGGTCAGTTCAATTAGGAATACGGCGGCTACTGGCATTGTTCAGAGCGGCAGTTTTAGTGTCACTGCTTCAAGAAATCTAACATTCACAGGAATAGGAGTTTATAGAGAATCGGCAGGTGTTCCCTGCTTAATAGTCAATGCTCCTGCTCAAACTGTAAATATTGTGGGTAACATCCAGCATGAGATTGGTAGCCCCGTATCAATTTCTGTATTACAAGTGTTGGGCGTAAATTGCGTCGTTAATTTAACGGGTAATGTTTTTTCGAATACAGCTGTGGATATAAGACCAACGATTTTAGAAGTCCAGGCTTTGGCAACAGTTAATATCGTCGGAAATTTATTTTGGTATAACACTCGAGTTAACGAGCAGTTGCTAAACAACAAAGGAACCGTAAATATCACGGGGAATTGCATAAATTATCAAGGTGGCACAAACAATGCGATATTATCAGGGAAGGTCAATGTAGTAGGAGAAGTAAGGACTAATGGAGCAGGAGCAATAATCCATAACTTGCAGCCCCCATCAAGCGTAGCAGCAAATCTTACTATGTCAGGAGCCGTTGTACTTGCAACAACGAATTGGACACAAGGGATTCAGGGTGGTACATTTGTATTCACGAGCAATACACAGAACAGTATAAGTTTCAAAACAGAACTAAACACAAACCAAGTACTTTACACCCCCGGTGTGGCAACTGGCCACCCAGCCACCACCAACGTAAGAACTGGTATTGTTTACGGCCCTACAAATAACCTAACAGGTACTTGTGCTGTGCCTCCTGCTGCTGCTGTTAGCCTTGGTGTTCCTGTTGACAATACGGTGGGGACTGCAAGCCTTGATGCTAATGCCTTGGCGGCAGCATTAAACACAAGCCTATCGGCAAGCCTACCAACACCGATATCTGCAAGTTTACAAGCAAGTTTGCCAACGCCGATATCTGCAAGCCTACAAGCAAGTTTGCCAACGCCTATTGCAACAGCACTAAACACAAGCCTATCGGCAAGTTTGCCCGCCGCAATCGCACCGCTATTGTGGGACGAATCGGTTACCAACATAACCACGCCAAACAGCATTGGCGAGCGGTTAAAGAACTGTTCTACCGTTGCGACCACGGGGGCACAAATTGCATCATTTAACCCGTAAACCATGCGACCAATTAACCACATCGTTTTGCACACCACGGCCAGCAACATAACGGCCACGGCAGACAGCATTAACCGATACCATAAAAAGGTGCTGAACTGGGGTTCGCCCGGTTACCATTTTATCATTGAACGTGATGGCAAAGTAGTTGACAACTGGCCAATTGAAAAGACCACCAACGGAGTAAAGGGCCATAACCACGATAGCATTCATATCAGCTACATTGGCGGCATTGATGCGAATGGTAAGCCTACCGACAACCGTACCAAAGAACAGAAGCAAGCAATGGCCGAACTGGTTACCAAGCTAACCGATAAGTTCCCAAACGCTACGGTATTAGGGCATCGGGACTTTCCTAATGTCAACAAAGCCTGCCCATGTTTTGATGCTGGGGCTTGGTGGGCATCCGTTAAGAAATGTTAAAAAACCTTTTCGGTGTTGGGAAACACTTAATTTCATACAAACAATTGGGGAACTTATGACTGAACAACAAGTAAAAATCATTGACAGCTACGTTGATACCCAAGAGGCGGGCTTCTTCAAACGCACATTAGCCCGCAAAATTGTAATGGAAAATCCGGGTGCATTTGAGCAAACCAACAAAGAGGTTGATAGGGTGCGATGTTCAATCCGCTACCGAACGGGTGCGGCAGGCGACAGGCTAAAAAACTTTGCAACAGTTAGCGGTTCGTTGCGGGAAAACCTATACAACCCTGAGCAGATGAAGCCCAGCGAATACATGCAAGCGTTTATGGGCCGAGGGGAAAAGACCAGCAAAGAGGTATGGCATCTACCGAAGAACATCCGCAAGCCCTTGGTTTTGTCCGACCTTCATTTCCCGTACCATGAACTGCCAGCAATCGAAACAGCTATTGACTACGGGTTCAAAAACGGCGTTGATGCGATATACCTAAACGGCGATGTAATCGACTTCGCTAAGATTAGCCGATGGGAAAAAGACCCAGCGTTGATGTCGGCCCCCGTTGAGGTGCAAATGGTTCGGGACTTCTTGGCTGGCCTTGTAAGCCTTGGACTACCTGTTTTCTACAAGCTGGGGAACCACGAAGATCGCTGGGATAGGTACATACTTCAAAACGCACCTGAGTTGATTACCCTGCCCGGGCTTCAACTAAAGGCCGCATTGGGCCTTGATGAACTTGATATTGAGTTAATCGACAGCCGCCAACACGCTAAGTTTGGCAAGCTAAGTGTACTGCATGGCCACGAATTTGGGGATAGCATATTCAGCCCTGTAAACCCAGCACGGGGATTGTTTCTGCGGGGTAAGGCATCTGTATTGGCTGGCCACAACCACCAAACATCGGAGCATCACGAAAGCGACCTGAACAGCAAAGGAGTTGCTTGCTTTTCTACGGGTTGCCTTTGCGACTTGCAACCAGCTTACCGCCCATTTGCATACACGAAATGGAATCACGGGGCTGCGATTGTTGAGATTGATGAAGATGGCGATTTCAGCGTTGAAAACTTTCGCATTGATAACCGCAAGGTTCGATGAACTGGCTGGGGTTTATATCGAGGCATTACGGGCTTATCGCAATCGCTGCCGCATTCATATTGGGCAAGCAATCGTGCAACCACATGGCCGAGGCCGAGCGGCACAAAAGCAATTATGAGGCAATCCAGCAAACAACGGGAAGCACAGCAAGGCGTTTGGACTTGACGGTTGAGCAATTAGCCGCCGAGAACAAACGTCTGCTGGATAGCCTCAAAATAAAAAGCGGCAAGGTTGAGTTCGTGTACCGCACCAAGTGGCGAACCAAGGTCGACACCTTTGAGGTTGAGGTGGAACGCTGGCATATCGACTTGATACCATGCCCTATTCAATCCTTTACGGTTGACACCAACTGCATAAAGCTGACCGCATTTTTGCACCCCGATTCGGCGGCCAAGGTAACGCTAACAACCGACTACGATTTGAGCGTGGTTGGATATTGGCAGCGGCCCGGCAAATGGTTCGGTGCGAAACTTTGGAACGGATTGCTGGGCAAAAAAGAAGCCTACATAAAGATTGCATCGCCTTGTTTTAAAGATTCTGCCGTATATTTGAACAAATTTAGCCAAGCACAATGAACCCAATTTGCATTCAAGACCTTACAACGGCCAAAGTATTAGCCGCACCGACAAGTTGCCAAGCAACCGCTAACCTGAACATCGGCACATTGGCCCCTTCAACGGCTTATGATGTATTTATTAGTAATATCGGCAGTCAAACTACTATTAAATACGACATCGTTACCAACGGGGCGGGCCTTGCAACCATATCCTTGCAAACCAACGCACTGTTCTTTAACGGCAACAATTTGTATTCGTTGCACGTTGTGGCGAATAACGATGACATTGCCGACTACGTGCTGATTGACAACCTATACGTTGGATTCGTGCTGTACTTTTGGCGAAGCAATACAACCGCCCCGACCACGCAAAACATTCAGGTAGTTTAACTACCTTTGACCATACCAAAACCAAAAAACCATGACACCAAAACAAACCGCAGTAGAGTGGTTGGAAGTGCAACTAAATGAAAATGGTAAACTTTCAGTAGTTGATTTTTATCAAGCCAAAGAAATGGAAAAGGAGCAGAGTAATGAGGCTTTTAAACACGGAGAATTTTGGATATTACAAACAATTGCAGAAGCCGTGAACAATACTACAACGAAAACCTTTAATACCAAAAAACCATGATTGAAACCTTGCTTTTTACTTCACTATTCATCTTCGGCGTATGGCTATCTACCGCCGAGGGCATGATTGGCGACCAACTTCGCTGGGAGTTTATTAGCCTATGGCCAAACCTTGCCAAGCCCGTAATTGATTGCCCGACATGCATGGCTTCGGTTTACGGCTCCTTGGCTTATTGGGGGCAGCACATGATCAGCGGCAACACTACCGACCTATTAACATTCATCGGCTGGCCTATCTTCGTTGTTTGCCTTGCTGGGCTGAACGGCATCATCTTAAAACTTGCCAAATGGTCATAAGTAAAGTTGCAAATTGGCTGGTTAAGAACTATCCCGATGCGGTGTTGGTTGCTTTAAAACCCGATTCAAAGAACTGGAAAGCGGGCTGCGAATTCATGGTTGATATTGACGGCCACAAGTACTACAAGTTTCGGGACAGCGGCGATGTGCCATTGGTGCGTTACAAAGAGATTCAGGCTGTTTTAATTCAGTTAGATAATCGGTTAACATCCGATGAACTTATCAGCATTTTACAGATTGCACGTGAAAGCGTGGTTGCTGCCATTGAAGGACAAAGCCGCAAGGATAGGGGTAAGGGCTTGCAACAATGTTTGTGGGCTATACAAGAAGCCGAAAGCCGCCACAAAGAACTGGGCTTGCATACCGACTTGATTGTAGAACTGGCAGCGTTGAACCTGATTAGGGACGATGAAAACCCATTCGAAATAAACGAAACGATACAGGCTGAAAAGTTGCGTTTGTTTAAGCGTGAGTTTGTCAACCACGATTTTTTTTTGTCCGCTGGCATGAACGAATTCTTGCCCAATGCCGCTCAACTGGCAGACGTATGGCAGGGGCTATGGCAAGCCAGCGACCGGTATCAAAGCAAAAAGAAGGACATACTAAAGTCAATTCTTGGCGAGATTCGGTCTACAATTGGCTAAGCGACTTTGACAGCGATTGCTTATTTTTGTGTAACGGTGAGCATTCGCAGTTCGTTGATTTGATGTCTTCGGGCACGATTAACGACTTCATCCGCTTGCTAAAACTTAAAACAAAAGAAGCCGATGGCCATCGACAAAATAATAGTGGAGTTTCAGGCGGAAACGACAAAACTCAAAAAGGAATTAGACGACCTAAAAGGTAGGCTCGGTAATGTCGAAACTGCGGCAGAGAAGGGCGGCAAGAACATAACAAAGTCATTTGATAATGCTGGCACAGGCGTTAACAAGTTAGGTGCTAACCTTAAAAACTTAGCTGGAACTGTTGGGCTTGCCCTTGGTGCAGCTGAGGTAATAAACTTCGGCAAGCAATCCGTACAGGCGGCATCGGCATTTGACAAATCAATGAGCAATGTGGCCACCTTGGTTGACACCAACGTGGAAAGCATTAGTTCAATGGGCAAAGCTGTTCAAGAAATTGCAGCCCGAACCCCCGTTGAACTTGGCCAATTGTCTTCGGCTTTATATGACATTCGTTCCGCTGGAGTTTCAGCTGGGGACGCTATGTCCGTTCTTGAAAGTTCGGCTGAGTTAGGGGTTGCTGGCTTGGCTACAACTGCCGAGGCTGCAAACATAATGACATCGGCTGTGAACGCATTTGCCGCTGAGGGGTTAAGTGCCGAGCAGATAAGCGACATTCTATTCAAAACCGTAAAGGCGGGCAAAACCACATTGGCCGAACTTACCGCACAATTCGGTGGGGTTGCACCTGCCGCCGCCGCCGCTGGGGTTTCGTTGGCGGACTTGCAAGCATCAACCGCCGCCATCACTACATTGGGAACGCCAGCCGCTGCCGCACAAACGCAGCTTAAACAGGCGTTAACTGAAATGCAGAAGCCCGGCAAGGAGTTGTCGAATATATTCAAACAACTGGGGGCCAAGGACGGCATTGACTTAATCAAAACATCGGGCGGCCTTGGTAATGCGTTCAAGTTAATCAAAGAGGAAGCCGAGGCATCGGGCATGACCGTTGCACAGGTTACTGGGAGCGTTGAAACCGCATCGGCTATCCTTGCCCTTGGTGGCACGGTAAACGAATCTTATACAGCCACCTTGGCCGATATGACCACGGGTGCGAATGCTGTTAACGTAGCATTTGAAAAGCAAGCCCAAACCGCAGATGCTCAGTTTCAGTTGATGCAGAATGCGTTTCAAAATATTCAAATTCAATTAGGTCAAGCATTGATGCCAGCTTTGCTTGATGGCATTGAAACCCTAAATGAGTTCGTTTCTGCGGTTGACTGGCAACAAGTATTTGGGGGAATAGGCGATGCTTACAACGAATTTATTGGCCCTTGGAGAGAGATTTTTTCTGCACTTGGCGAGGTGTTTGATTTGCTGACCGCAAATTCAACAACAGGGGAAACAACTGCCAGCGTAATGGACGCTATCGGAGTTGCCGCAAAGATAACCAGCACTCCAATACGTTTAATTGCCAAATACATTAAGGCGTTAACCGAAAATGTACTCATACCTTTAATTACAACAGGACAAAAGGTAATAACTTGGTTCAATGAGGTTCGGGAAGGCGGCGGCTTTGTTGGTGCTATATTTAACGGCATCGCTTCAGCGGCTGGGGCGGTAATAGGCAAACTGGAAGGCGTTGCACAGTTTATCGGAATTATTGATAGCGATGAAGAAAAATTGCACAAAAATAGAATGCAGCGTGATGCCGATTTTAAAAAGTCAAACGAAGAATACGCAGCAAGAAACTTTAAACAGCAAAAACAAAGAACTAAGGATGAAGAACGCATAATGGCATTAAAGGCAAAGACCGCATATCTTGGCCAAAAGCTAACCAAAGAAGAAGAGGCTGAGTTAAAAAAGCTAACGGCAGCGACAAATCAAAACACCGAAAAAGTAAAGGAAAACGGCAAAGTTAAAAAAGATGCAACCGAGGCTCAAATAAAAGCACTTGAAGAACAAAAAAGATTGCAAGAAGAGGTGGACGCTATTTTTAAAGAGGCGGCAGATAGCCAAGCAGAATCGGAACAGAAAAGGGCAAAAGAGGTTATTGCATTTTACAACGAGGCTGCATTTACAAATAAAGACAGGCTAAAACAGCAATTGGCAGATGAGGAGGCAATGTATGCCGAATTATTAGCCACCAACATATTAAACGAGGAGCAAAAACTTGTTATTGCGGATAGGTTTGCAAAAATGCGTAAGGAAATTGAAGGTACGGAAGGAGAAAAGGCAACTGAAAACCAACTAACCAACATTCAAAAGGTTGAATCCAAAATGGGCGAGGTATTCGGTGCGGTTAATTCGGTACTTGGCCCCGCGATGGACGCATTGAACGGGTACTTTGCCCTTCAATTAAACAATCTTGAAAAGGAAAAGAACGAACGGCTTGCCAATGAAAACCTAACAGCCGAGGAACGGCTACGCATCGAGGAAGAATACGAGGCAAAAAAGAACGCAATCTTAGCCGAGCAGTTTGAGGTCAGCCGAGGCAGTCAAATCATTCAGGCGATAATGTCATCGGCACAGGCGGCATTGAACGCCTTTACTTCAACAGCCTTGCTATTCGCCCCAGCAGCCCCAGCAGCAGCGGCAGCGGCAGCGGCGTTCGGTGCTGTTCAAATCGGCATCATAGCAGCCCAGCCCAACCCGTACAAGTTCTTTGAGGGTACTGACTATTTGCAGTTGGGCGGGAACCCCAAAGGCAAGGACACCATTCCTGTAATGGCACACGAAGGGGAAGCGATTATACCAACCGGGAAGAACTTGCAGTACCCGGGCCTTGCCAAATCGTGGATTGACGGCAGCCTTGATGGGTACATTAACAAAAACTTCGTGCGGCCCGCCTTGATGGAACAACAGCGGCAAGCCGAGGAAGATTTTGCCGACCGCTTGGCCGCATCAATGGCATTGCAAATGTCCAGCAACTTCGATGACTACCGCCTTTTCAGGGCAACCAAAGAACAAACCGCCGTGCTACGGGACGGATTCCAAACCATGAAACAAACACGCAAAAAACTTAGGGGAGCATGACAGCAAGATTATTCATAAACGGGACTGACTACACGCCCGACACGATAAGCGACCTGAACGATTTAGAGGAGCATGTTTGGTACGATATTGAACGCAAGGCATTCCTTCGAGAAATAACGGGTACGGTACTATTGGGCGGCCAAGGGTTCCGCTATTTTCAAAACCTATTGCGTACCAACTACGATACCCAAGTACCTTGCACCTTGTCAAGATTTGATGAGTACGCTGGGGTTTGGGAAACCGTATTGCATGGCCTTGTATTCGTTACCGATTGCACCTTTGACCTATACGCCCAAACATGCGAGATTCAACTGGTGGACAATTCGTTCTTTGCCAAGATTGAAAACAACAAGAGCATTGAATTTATTATTGGTTCAGGGCGGTCGAAGAACGGCACAAACATCACAGGGGTTGCCAGTTCAACACAAATTCAGGTATTGAACAACCTGCCAACGCCGCCGCTTGTTTACTTCCCAAACACGGTAACTGGCTGGAGCAGATACGAGGCGATGAAATTCCTTGTAGCCGCTATGACCGACAACCAAATTGGCTTTTATTCCGATGCGTTACAGGAGTATTTAGACCCAGTTCAAAACGTGCTGAACCAAGGTTACCTATTCAGCGGCGAGGCGTTACGGGACGGCGTCAAACAATACGGCCCTAACATTTCATTTGAGTACCTATACAGCGACCTTGCCAAGCTATACAACTTGGTTCAGTACATTGAAAGGGATTCGGTCGGCAACCTTCGCCTTCGTGTTGAAAGGTTCGATGACATACGGCAATCGGGCGTAATAGACACCAAGCACGTAGCTACGCCTGTAAAGGAAATGATAAACAGCGACACGTTATATTCGTGCGTTCGACTTGGCAGCAAAGATGAAGACCTTGACGGGTATTTTGCATTTACGCCTTTTCTTTCAACCTTCGAGGAGCAGTTTTCGATGAGTTACCGCAGCAACGTGGACAAGGAACTTGACCTAAGAATGCAAGCCCTAATCACGGACACAAACCTAATATACTACACCCAAACGCAGCAAGGGTTGGCCAACCCCGATAGCAGCAAAGACAACGAGGTGTTTTACGTGATATGCCGAAAGCACAACGGCATTGACTGGGACGAAAAAGGCACGTTGTATTTTAGCGGGGAATACTATTTAAACGGCGACATCAGCAATCAAAATGTATTGATAAACAACTTTACAGGGTTGCCCGCCACGATTTTTAAGCAGTACCTAAACCTTTTTACAACTGGCTTTTATGCCAATTCATCAGGGCCGTATGTTCAACAACCATTATTAGCCAACACCCCATTTGAATTTGATTTACTTGAATTAATTGCATCAAAAGGCTCTCCCGGAATAAACTGGAACGGAACAAGTACAGGAACATTTGGAACAGGTATTGTGCCTTCAAGTCAGTTTTATTGCCAATGGAATAACGATTCGGTTGCCCCAGCGTTTGACGGAGGAAGCAACTACAACAACATCACGTATGAATATACAATTCCAGTAACTGGATATTATGTTTTTTATGGGATTCTTGATTTAATTACAAAAACAAACTTGGGGATTGTTATTGGGCCGTCATTTTACGTTGTTAATTTAAACCTTTGGCGAACCGATTCAAGCTATACTACTGGCAATATTTTGGCTCAGTTTTCCGACAACCAAAACGATTTTTTAACTATTCCCCCCATTCCTTTCTTGGTTAAGAAAATAAAAATGGAGGTTTTTACAATCCCTATTTTATTAAATGCAAACGATAAGATATTTTTAACCATTGATTATGTTGCACCTACTCCAAGTCAATTGTTTATTTACGAAAGCAGCCACTTTACATTAAGATTTACCAACGTGGACGGCGGCGATGCCGTTCAGGTTGAAGACGGCAACAACTACCTACTAAAAAACGAATGGTCAGGCAACTTGCCCCTACCAACATGGCAGCAAATAGCGGCATCGCCGTTCAGCCAATTAAAGTATCAGGTCAACGATGCGGGCGAGGGGCGAAATATGTACATTCTTGACATGACACGCAATTTGCTTTCAGGGGAAACCGAGGCACAACTGGCTGGCCGACTGGTTGACCAAGTGCCGCCTGAGTTTGAAAACCTGAACAGCATAGAAGAACCCGAATAAACTACCTTTGTATTATGGCAATTAGAAACGCACAACCGATACCTTACAGCAGCCCGATATTCTACGGGGAGGGCGAACTGTCATTCAACGAGCAGATAGCCCAAGAATGCGGCTTTTACGCTTCGCCCATGTGCCTACCTTGGGATTCCAGCGAAGATTTTTGCTTTCAATTCAAGGCGGGAGAAACGGGCAGCAATTTAATAACATGCCTACCCGTAAAAACAGGCACGGCAACGGGCGGCACAGCTTCTACGTTGGTTGATACAGGCGGCAACTTTATTGTTAACGGCATACTGCAATACCAATTTGTTCGCAACGTGGTAACAGGGGACACCTTTGCGGTAAATACAGGCGGAGTGGCCGCTACCACGTTAACACTTGTTGGAACGCCAAGCGGGGCAAATGCTTTTATTGCTGGCCAAGGTTACGCAATTTACAGCGTTTTTCTTACCGTTGCATCAATTACAGAGATTAACAACGTGAGCATATTGGCCGACCATTCAATTTGCTTTAATAGGTTTAGCGGCGAGGTGCAAATTAAATTTCCTGTGGGGGCGTCTGGCAATTGGTATCGTGGCACGTTTGATGTTACTTCGTACAGCCAAGGCACGGCTTCGCTAAACGCAGCATTAGGCCTTACCCTTTACACGCTGCCGATTGCATCGCCCGGCACATTTGATTGGTACTTTGGCGAGCCGCTTAACATTAACCGATTGCAGTTTTTGACAACGGGTGAGTTTACGGGCTGCATTTCGTTATGCAACAGTGAGGCATATTTGGTAAACAGAACCTACGGATACAGCGTAAACGGCGGGGCATGGACAGAATTTACCTACACGGGCGGCGGCTTGCAAAGCGGCATCATTGAAAAGTGTATTGAACTGCCTGAGGGCTGCGATGTTTCGGTATGCTTAAGCGAAGAAGCCGAATGTGCGGTATTTCAAACGATTGGGCAAGATGGCAATTGGGACACCGATGAAGCGGGCGGCATTTCAATTGAAGGCACTCAGGTTTGTTTCGATGGCAGCAGCAAAGATGATTTTGCTTATGCCGAAGAAATTGGCTGCGACATTGACCAGCAAGTTACCAACATTGAATTTGAGTTGACCATTAGCGGGCATGCTATGGGCAATGTTCAGGTTTGCATTCAAAACACCGACCCTTTCGCACCGGGCGAGGTTTGCTCAACCCCACACGGCAGCAACGGGGTGCATACCTTTACCCTAAGCAACTTCGGCATGGCCACATCGTTTAAACGCATCATCATCAAAGCCCACAACAACAACACTACCCTTTGTGCTACCCTAAAATACAAGATTCAAAACTTCCAGCCCGAAACATTTGCTTGCAGCGAGTGCTACCACGTTAAAGAACTGGACTGCGAAACCGAACTAACTTGGAACAACGATACCAATTCATTCGGCCATGCCTACAATACGGGATATACAAACCGAATGTACGTTGAGGGGCGGCTATTGAACGGTAAGATTGTAAGCCTTGCCCACGATGAACGCAAAGGTGTTGATTCTTACCAGCGTTCGTTTTTTAGCAACGGCAGAAAGGTAGAAGAACTTGCCATTGATGCGATATTTCCTGCCGCCCACCAAGCTATTGCGGTTGGACTTATGCACCGCAACTTCTACGTGAACGGGGTGCAGTACGTTAAGATTGGCGAATACGAACCCGACTATTCGGAGGCTGCCGAGATTGCACCGTGCATTGTTGAGGTAGCGAAGAAAGACCAACGGTTTATCGTTAACCCGCTGTAATGACCCGCAAGGAACGGCTTATAAAGAAAATCGCCCAAAGCATGGACGATGTGCCCGATGCGTTTTTTAGAGGCGTAAAGGCGGCACAGCGTGAGGCGTTTGCTTTGATGGTTTCGGAGTTGGCCGACCTTGCCCTTGATGAAGCTGGCAACGTAATCATAAGCCAAGGCAACTTTGCAAAGGTGCAAACGCTTACTAACAAGATGAAGGCCGCATACAACAACCCTAAATACAGCGAGGCGTTGAGGGGCTTTGTTGATAGCATGACCGAGGGTGCAGAACTTTCGGCAAAGCTAATGGGGGTAATAACCGGGCAGGCATACACGCAAAGTGCCAAGGTTCAGGCCATATTGGGTAACGCTAAAAGCACAACCTTAGATTTACTATCTACCAATGCCCCAGCCGATGCCGCCGCCGCCTTTCGCAAGGTCATTGAAAACAGCGTGGCCACGGGCGAAAACTTTGGCCAAGTGCTTCGGAACGTGCGAAAGAACATTGAAGGTAGTGCGGACTTTCAGGGCAGAATGGAAAGGTACGCCAAGCAGAACGCATACGATTTCTATTCGATAAGTCAAGCCCAAGTCATTAACGAAATGACCGAAGAACTTGGCTTTGAGTTCTACGAATACATTGGCGTTGACGTGAAGGGTACGCGTAGTTTTTGCAGCCAGCGAAACAATCAAATATACCACAGCAAAGAGGTAGAGGCATGGGCTTCGCTAAATTGGGACGGCAAGAACAGGGCAACGAATTCAAGTACTATTTGGGCACTTCGTGGCGGTTACAATTGCGGGCATCAGTTAATTCCCGTGGCAACCGAAGATGTGCCGCAAAATGTTAAAGACCGGGCCGAGGCTGCTGGGTTTTATAAGCCTGAATAAAAGCAGCCTAATTGTCGGCCCTTGCCATCGGTCGTAATTGTATGCCTTGGGTTACCAATTAAGCCAAGCAATTCGTTTACATCGAATGAATCCACATCGTGAACTATCAAAACGCCATTTTCGGCTACCTTTTTTTGGTAGTATTGCACCAATTCTTGAATAACGCTGGGCCCGTGATAGCTGTCGTGAAACACCACATCATATTTTTCATCGTTTTGCAGTTCTTTTTCGCCTGATGTTATGCGAAAATCAATTAAATATGGACTGCAAAACGCAATGTTTGCCTTTAAATGTTCATCGCTGATGTCGATTGTCTTTACCGACATGCCAGCCATTGCCATGGCCTTTGCCCCATGTGCCTTAAAAGTACCTACTTCAAGGGCCTTGCCGCCTTTGTATTGCTTGGCCACGTTGTAAATTTCGGTTATGTGCATTTTGTCCGTTATCCACGTATGAGCAAAGTCCCAGTTTTCAATTTGTGATTCGGGGTTCCCCCATTCAAAGTCATTGTTACCTTCGTAAATTGAGTAATTTGCTGATGAGTGAAAAGCCAACACTTCTTCATTGGGGATATTTGTATTAACGTCCATCACGTTCAACCGCTTGTCGGCCAGCGTTACCAAGTTTTTGAAGACCTGATTTGAAACGCATTGGTCGCCCCATATGTTTTCGTACCTGAAATAGTTGTTGTAGCAGAAATCAAATATCGGCTTGTGCTTGCGGTTGGCCACAAACCAACCAGCATTGAAATAGGTTGAGGGCTTTAATCGATATTGCTGTTCAAGGCCACGGGTGTGATCATTGTCCCGGTCAAGGCAAAAGTAAAC